GAGTATGGTGAAGAGGGTATCACTTACAGAATGACGCCAGATGGCGAAGCTATGGCCAAGCAGTACAAAGAAGTACTAGAAGAGAACCATGACTAGACAAAGAGCAAAAACAGAGCGTACTCCACCAAGCGGAGGATACTCTCCTAGGTATAATCTTATCAAGCCTAAGACTATCAACCAAAGAGATTATGTATCTTCCATTAAGGAAAATGACGTAACTATTTGTTCAGGTCCGTCAGGCAGTGGAAAATCATTGGTGGCTCTTTCTACTGCTATCTCTAGCCTGATTGATCCTAATAAATCCTTTAGTAGGGTTTATGTTACTAGGCCAATGATCTCTACCTCTACAAAGGACTTTCCATGGATCAAGGGAAGTTTGATTGATAAACTGAGACCTTGGTTTGCTCCTATCTTGGCCAATCTTGAAGAGCTTGTGGGATCGAAGACAGAGCTTGAAAAACTCATTGAGCAAGAGACTATCTGCTTACAAGCGATAGAACTGATGAGAGGGTTCACCTACAAGAACTGCTACGTTCTGATCACCGAAGCTCAGAACATGACTGTTCCGCAGGCTGTTATGGCGATCACCAGAATCGGCGAAAACTGTAAGATGGTTTTTGAGGGTGACACAGATCAAAAAGACCTAAGAGGAGAAGAAGATGGACTGTCATACCTAAAGAGAAAGCTAATAAATAGGCCAGATCTGTGCGGTATGGTATCTCTAGATTCGTCTGATATCTTACGACATCCCCTAATCGGCCAGATTCTAGAGCAGCTAGATTATAGGGGTTTGGGCTCATACTAGGAGCAAAGACATGGTATTCCGCTTGTTCAGAGGCACCGAGCAGATAACTACTAGGGGCAATAGAGACAATATCTATGTATCTCTTAAGAATGCGAAGATAGCTCTGAAACAATATCTATCTTGGGCCAACAAAAAGATTCTAGACAAAAATCTACAAGTCAAAGCAGAGGATTGCAAGATTGTTGGGTTTGAGTTGGTGGAGAAAGTACAATATCAACTTTAAAAAGACTCATATTCTTTATATCTCTTGTTTGCATCTATGATATTTATTGTACCATCAAGTACTCAGACTCATTGCACGTTTTTGAGAGGAACACCATAGCTCGGATGCTGATAAGCGGCCACGAGGTCGCTTATTTTACCTCCAACATAGATGGGTCTGTGTCAAAACAAGTGTTACATAGATCGAACGATGTATCAAAACTAGTTGTATTCAAGATCTTTGGTCTACTCGTAGCTATTGAGATCTTGGAATGGTTAGCGATAAAAGATACAAAATCATCTAGAGCCATCATATACACAATAACTCTCGTTCAGGCAACTTTACTTTATTATCTGGTGACATAATGCCTATCTATGAATATGGTTGCTCATTCGAAGAATGTGGGCATCGCTTTGAAGTTGTCCAAGGAATCAAAGACCCAGTAAAAAAGAAGTGTCCAGCCTGCAAGAAACCATCTTTGGAGAGGTTGATCTTTCCGGTTATGGGGCAGATGAAAGAGGTCAGAACACTTGGTCAGTTGGCCGAGAAGAACACCAAGATGGCTGGATCTAAGATGCAGACAGAGGAATCAGACAAGGTGCTTCGCCGCAAGGCGAAAGCCAGAGAAATCAACGAGATCAACAGAATGTCCGATAAACAAAAGAAAAAATTTATTGAGGGAAAGTAATGTCAGAAGACAAAAGAGAAGTAGCGTTTGTAAATGATATGTCGGATATCACCAAGGAGGAAGTCCGCGTCACCTTTTATGGTCAGGCAGGAAAAGAGTGTGACCCCGGCAAGGCTATCATCACGATGACTACCCGTGGAGACAAGGCCATCTATCATGCACTCATGCATCTTGGTAGTATCTACGACCCAACTTCTATAAAGTTCCCAAAAGATGGGCAATACAGAAAAATCACCAAGGCATGTTTTGACAAGTTTCTACTAGCATTGAAATCTGGAGATTATGGCGATTATGAAAAAGCAGCACGCGAGTACCGAAGGGCTGAATAAGATTCAAAAGTTCTATATTGCCCATCATAGGTCTAGAGACCCTAAGGCTCTCTCAATAGATGTAGGATGTACAATCAAGCTGGTTAGGGCATTTCTTCTGTCTCTGGACAAGAGAGATGCTAAGAAAGAAGCCGCAGCAAAAGAAGCTGAAGCCAACAAGCCGCCAGATCGAGGCATTCAACAGATCAAAGTTGATGACCTGATGATGAAGAACAAGAAAAAGGGTGTGGTCGTGATGACGCAGGCCGCTTCTGAGCAGTCTGACGCTACCCGCAACAGAATGTCTCCTAGATTGGCACAACATGTCCAAAAGATACGACCAGAGTGATCTTAGGCCCTTTCAGTCGATGTACAAAGAGGGGTGTGTCACAGTCGATAACTTCATAGCTGAGATGATCTTCAAGAGACGGGCAGAGTTCAATAAAGAGGCTCTGCCCCAATCTTTCTGGAATAACCCTAAATACAAAGGGACCTACCTTAAGGAGATCATTGGAATAAATAGGCTATTGGAGCGAATGTGCTCTTCTTGTATTATAAAGGCCTTCAATAAGACCAAGGCTTGTTCAATCACTAATCCAGCCTTGGTCTCTCTCGCTGAGCAGTATCAGAAAGAGATGGGGGATATCAATAAGATAGTGACAAAAACTGAGGAAAAAGCAGTACAAGCTCCTCAGAAACCGTTTGGCAAAGTAAATAGGTTGAGTGAATTATAATGGCGAAAAAAGCAAAGAGTGAAGAAGTCGATTCTGGCGATGTTGGTATGGCTGCTATCAAGAAGAAATATGGAGATATTATCCGTAGTGGTACTGACATCTTTGATGAAAAATCTAATAAGAGATGTGTTAGCATCAGCCCAGCATATGACCTAGGTCTTAATGGGGGCATTCTTGAAGGAAGTTGGACAGTAATCTCTGGTGTCCCAAAATGCGGCAAGTCCAGCCTATGTCTCCAGCTTATCGCGAATGCTCAAGCACAGGGCCGTAGAGGAATTTATGCAGACGCAGAAAGTCGTATCAAGCAGTATAACTTAGCCGGGATTCACAATCTAGACAAGAAAGAAATTGAGGTTATTAGCGGTAAAGAAGAAGATCTTTCTGCCGAAGACATGCTCAATACGGTTAATGCTATGATTCGCCTTCCTAAAAATAGGGGGTCAGTATGTGTAATTGATTCTACTTCATCTCTACTCCCAAGAGATGAGATGGACGCAGAAGTGTCTTCAAAACTAAGAGCACAGTTACCTAAGATGCTATCTCATTGGGTCAAGCAGAATGCCCAAGTTGTCGTCAGGAATGACATTCTGATGGTCCTTATCACTCACTATATCACCAATACGAGTGGTTATGGTAAGCATAAAGTGGCCGACTGTGGAGTTATGGTCCAATATCAGGCCGACAATAGACTTGATTTTACTCATGTAGAGCCATGGGAAGAAAACGGTAAAAAGATAGGCCAAAAGACTACTTGTGATATTAGTTGTTCGGCAATGGGTGCCAGTGGAAATACTGTGACTTCATACCTAAGATTTGGCCACGGAATTGACTGTACTAAAGAGTTCATTGAGTTGGGCGAATCATTTGGCCTTATTGAAAAGGCGGGAGCTTGGTTCACCCTTCCATACCTAGCCGAGCATTCAGACTTGGCTTCAGTAGCTGAGCAGAAGTTCCAAGGGCAGCAGAAGGTCTATGACTTCATCTCTTCTACCCCCTTGGCTAGTGAGTTCCTAAAGAAGGAGCTTGCATCATTGCTCGCATCGTGATAGGGTTGGATGGGAGGCAGCATAAGCTCATCCTGCAATCCACCAAACGGAAGACTAGGGCCAAGTCAGCCCCTCACCAAAAAGCCCTTTCTCTTTTACTGGAGATTCTTCCCGGAGTTGTTGTCTTCGAAGAAGTCACACTGCCGGGTTGTGGGCTCTACCTAGACATATTCCTTCCATCTATCTCGATAGCCATAGAAGTACATGGTCGGCAGCACTATGAATTCGTCCCATTCTTTCACAAGACAAAGGGCGACTTCCTGATGTCCCGCAAAAGAGATAAAGACAAAAGGGAATGGTGTGAACTTAATGAGATTACTCTTGTTGAACTGCCATACGACGAGGAGGAAAAATGGAAGAGCTTGATCGCTTCAGCGATATCACAGGATTAAAAGAACTAACATCATTTGTGGATAGATACTGTCTAGAGTTTATGACTCCGGATTGTAAATTTGACCCTGTCGTTCAGATAATCATAGATATGCCATATGAGGATCTGGCCACTATTAGCTCCGATGATGCCTACTCATACTCATTCAAGCTTCACTCCTATTGTATCTTCCTCAGGAAAGAGCTAGATAAGTGTATAGCTAAAAAGCTATGGTGTGAAGAGATACTCCATAATATTGTGGCCAGACACTGGAATGCTCACTCTGAATACATGAAGTATGAAGTAAAGAGACATGCGATCATTCAGGAAGATACATTTGCAGTAAAAGTCGAGAAAATGCGAATATATTTGTCTGGGGCGATTGCTCAATCAGACAACAAGCTCGAATCAGTAAAAAAGATGGCAGATATCCTTCAAGATTTTGGGAAAAAGAAATCGTATGATAAATAATCTAAAGACAGCTATAGATGAAAAGGACTGGTCGAAGGTGGTAGAATTCTACCGAATGTTGGCAGGGACTTTTGAGTCCCCAGTGGTTGAGGGGACTATGCCCGTCAAGGCCTCTGGGAGACTCGCTGAGTCAGACTTCTCTATGAGGCGGACTGTGGCATCGCAAACTCCGACCAAGGCTCAGAAGGCTCCAGAGCCGCCAAAAACGAAGCGAGCCAGTAAAAAGAAAAAGGCGGCAAATACCAAGATCGAGTTTGTTGACACTGGGGAAAGAGTAGAGGAAGCTGGGGCCGATCTGATCAATGATAATGTGACCCCCTCGCCGAGAACGCGAAAGCCGTTCCAGACCGTCAGCATGGCCTGTATTGTCTGCAAAAAGACGGAAGATATGCATCCTCTCTTCAAAAGAGACGCAGAAGTTTACAAGTGTGACAGATGTTTGATTAAGGGCAAAAAAGATGGAGTTGAGTAATGTCGCTAGTGAACGAGCTGTTCTTGCTGGTATTTGCTCATATGGGATTGATTGCTATCTAGATGTTGAGGCTTTCCTAGAAGATGGGACTTTCACTGTAGACTTTAATAAGGTGATGTACAAATGTATAAAACACACCATCAATAAAGTTGACAAAATAGACTTTGTATCGCTACTTTCGGCGGCGACAGATCTATCACTTGGGGACTATGTCAACAAGCCTGATGTACTGAAGCATTTCCATGGGGTTCTGTCTACCCCTATCCAGTTGTCCGGAATTTCCGGACATGCTAAGAAGATTCGCAGACTACAGTTTGCCCGGCATCTTCAGGATACCATAAAGGAGGCCTATAAGGGCCTCAATGAGGTATCTGGAGAAGAGTCTCTATCTGATATCGTTGCCATGGCTGAGGCCCCAATTCAGAACGCCTCCATCTCCTACATGAAGAAGGATGATAATAAGCCGAAACTTCTCGGTGAAGGAGGTATGGACTACTTCGAGTATCTGGTGTCAGACGAGCCAAAACAGGTTGGAGTACCAAGCGGTTTTCCATCCTATGATGTGGCTATAGGTGGCGGGTTCCTAAGGAAGTGCGTTGACTTGGTCGGGGCTAGAACTAAGAGCCTTCGATATGGGTCTTTCGTCTATACAAAGAATGGGCCAGTTAAGATAGAGAATCTGTCGGTTGGAGATAAGATCTCGCACCCATTTATGGAAGATTCTATCGTTGAAGAGGTCTTCGACTTTAAAGACAAGGATATCTACCGAGTTCATTTTCGGGATGGAAGCTTTGTAGACTGCTGCGAAGATCATCTATGGGAAGTCTACAAGAGATATCCGTATACAAGCATAAGCGAGAAAAGTGGTAGTGTATTATCCACAAAGGATATAGCAGCAAATCTTTACATTGGAGACCCAAGCAAGGGGATAGAGTACAAGTGGGATGTGAGACTACCAAGCCCGATTAAATACGCTCATCAAAGCGTTCCAGTAGATCCATATGTCGTTGGAGTACGATTGGGCGACGGATCATTGATAAAGACATGCACATACACCAGCATGGATCAGGAGATTATTGATTATGTAAATGGTTACTTTAGTGATCTTGGTTACGAAGTAAAGATAGATCAGAATGATCCTAGCAAGAAATGTGTATCTTATAGAATTAATGGTTTTCAGGATAAACTTCGAGAGATAGGAATTTTCAAGCATAATTGTTACACGAAATTCATTCCTGACATCTACAAGTACAACTCAGAAGAAGTTAGACTAGAAATCCTAAGAGGTCTCTTAGATACTGATGGATCTTGTACTGTAGATCCTAGGTCAAAGACCTCAAGAAATACTTTTACTTCTGCGTCTAAGCAATTGATTGAAGATCTCTGTGAAATTGTTACATCGCTTGGGGGAATAGCGACCCCCAAGGCCCAGATCACTACTTGTCTTGGCAGATCTTTTGACTCTTTTAGATGTGAGGTTCGACTACCTAATAACATTGTTCCGTTTAAGCTTAGCAGAAAAGCCAATCTGTCGAATAATAGGAAGATTG